ACGATCTTCTCTTGTGACGCACCCTCGTATAGCTGTGGCAGGATGCCCTTAGCGTCAAGCTGTATCTTCTGTTCTGGTGTTGGGCCAGGTGTTTCCGTCGCAGTAATGGCAGGTCGCTCAACCTTCGGAGCAGCAGGCGCAGGAGTAGCCTTGGTCTTTGGGGCCGCCTTGGGCTTAGCCGTGACTGGTGCTTTAGGAGCAACGACGATCGGTTGCGTAGCAACCGGAGGAGGTGCGACCACTACGATTGGTGCAGGTGCCGGCGTAGCTTGGGGTGCAGGTGCGGCTGGGGCTGCTTTCGGTGCGGTAGCCGTAGCTTCCTTCTTCTCAGGCAATTTGATAGGCTCTTCTTTAGCCTTCTTGATACCTTCTTCTATCTTAGCCTTCTGCTTAGCTTCATCTTCTTGCAGCTTCTTCGCCTTCAACACTTCTTTCGTAGCCTTCAGTTCATTCTTCTTGGCTTCGTTGGCCAACTTCATGGCCTCGATCTGTTCAGGGTTGGGCTTGACTCTGGCGATGGTATCCATCAAAGCGTCAGCATTGTCAACCTTAAGGGTCGGTGCTGGTCTGGAACCCATAACCTTGTGACCCAGAGCAGTAGGACTGTTGAATAGTGCCCCTTCACCAGCAGCTTCAAGTATTCCACCCGGATGGAATCCCTCACCTGACAATGCTTGCCTGCCAATCTCAGAACCAGCACCAATACCAGCACCAGCCGACACTTGTTTCAGTGCTTCACGTTCGGCGTTGTTCGCCAATGACCGTCCAGCCGCACCTGGTATAGCCATACGACCAAGCCCAGCACCAGCCCTAACAACCATCATAGGATTGGGCGCCATCGTTGCAGCGGTAGCAGTGAGTTGTGCACCCTTGGTAATCCATGGGTGTTCTTGTGCAGCTATCGCGTTACGAGCAAGGACAGAATCAGGTGTTAGTGTTTCCTGGACTTTGGACATTGCACCACTCCCCAATGCACTCACAGCAACACCACCAATTAGTGGCACTAGCAGGGATGCACCCATGGTCTCAGGTGCAGCAGCAATAGCAGCAGCATTCCATGGCAGGGCAGGGTTAGCACCAGCAGCAAACCCAGCAGCACCAGCAGTAGCAGGAAGGAAGTTAGCTAGAATGCCCCTTCCGAGGGCTTCTTTCTTTGATGTTACCTCAGGCGGGTCAGGAAACTCGATCAGTTCGCCCTTGTATTTTGACGTATTGTAGCCTTCAGCCTCCAGCTGATTCAGTTCGTCAGGCGTAAGTGCTCTTTTGATTGGCATAACGTTAAACCATTGTCATCAACATTCCCTTATACTTCCCAAATCCACCAGCTTGGACTGTGTTTCCACTACCGAATGATGGTCTAGCAACACCACCATCCGACACCTTCCCACCACCTACCATGCTGGCACCAGTCTTCATTATGTCAGCCCAACCGTCATCATTGACAGGAGTTTGGTCTGGCACTTGGGCAGCCATGATGGCGTTGTTGTTGTAGAAGTTGGCAGCTTCCTCTTGGTTCCACAATGGTTGACGATATACGTCATCTTCGTAGTTCATGGTGCGAATTGGTTGATGTAGTCAGCAGGCATATTGTATGATCTACGAGTTATTTCCTCATCTTGTTTCTTGCGAAATTCTTCTACCAGTTTGCCCAGCTTATCAAGGTCTAATTCTTGTTTGGGGTATTTCTGCCGAGTATATGTTGGATTCATGACCATCTTGTTAAAGTCAGATTCTAGTGGTGCCCTAAGAGTAGGAGCGGCAGAAGCATCTTGTGCTTGAATTGCAGTTACTTTTTGTGCAAAAGGAGATTGCAGTGATTGCAATGTTGAAGATGGTGTCGCAACAGGCACATTATAGTGTGTTTTCTGTGGGGTGGTCAGACTGCCGTCAGCGTTGAATCCCATAGCAGCTGGATTCTTGGTGATTGTGTTGACTCGTGGTGCGACCAATTTACCAAGACTATTCGTGCTGCCACCCATTAGTGCAGCTAGGTCAGCGTCTTTGTCAGGTTTGGCGAAGGGTGATGCTGACACAGTTGACGCACCAGAAGTAGGGTCGAATTGGACCACATTAGGGCTGTTTGCAGACTCGAACGGACTGGCCCCACCAAGGCGCATCTTCGTGTCAGTGAATATGCCACTCTCAGTAGCCCTTCTTGCAACTTCAGGAGCAATAGCTGTTTCAGCGGAGATTTCGTTGGTAGCTTTAGCCACATCAGCCTGAGCCTTTAGTGCCTTAGCCCTAGCCGCATGACCAGTCACACCATTCTGCACGTCAGCAATGATCTCCATGGTCTTCACCAAATCACCACCACCAAGGCGCAATGCAGCAGCCTGCTCCTCAGCATCCCATTCAGTGAATGGTTCATTACCCTTCTGCTTGATGGTCTTCAAACCATAGTCAACCTCAGCCATCCTTACTGCACGTTCATCGTCGATCTTCTTCTGTGTAGCCAGTGATTTACGAATCTCTTCTTGCTGTTGTTTACCTTCTAGATACGCCTGCCGTTCCACCTCATGTTGACGAGCCAGTGCCTCGCGTGCGAGGAGCATCCTATTCTGCCTCTCCTCACCAGCCTGTTGACGACGGTCGTATTCTTTCTGTCGTTTCTTTTCGTCACCTGCGTTGATCAGGTGCATCATTAACCCAGTAAGTCCAGCGTTCATAGTCCAATGTCCTTTAAGTGCAACTTGTGCGCATGTTCACGAAATTTCAGAGAGAAACTGTCCAATGTGGCCTGTCCAAACTCGATTAGAATCACGGCAAAAACCATGTTAACAGCCGCGTGTGACAGGGCTTTAGCGTCGCGTCTCTTCCATTCTTCTGTGGAGTTTTCCCAGGCAACAGAGTCAAAATACTGACAATGGGAAATCCGATCAACAAGGAATAGAATGTGTCCATATTTCCTCCAGTATGTGTGGTTGTAATAGATGGCAGCCAACGACGTTAGACGCTTTGTTGTATTGATAGTGGTGATCTCGTCTACTTGATCGTCGACTGCTTCATAAAATTCACATGCAGCGTAGAGGAATGACCATGCTTCATCCCTCCCTTCGAACATCATCTTATACTCTTTGTAGAGTTCTTGGTCTATGAAGTTCGGGTTCATTAGCTGTTGGCGCCGATGTTGTTGAGCTTGTTGATGCTGCTGCCCTGATAGTTGTAGTTGGCCATGATGGCGTTCTGTGCACCTGTAGCACCAGCCACACTACCCAGAGCATTCTGCCCAAATCCCAGAGCACTGTTACTGCTAGTTGGAGCGGTAGCGGTGAAGTTACCAGCAGCACCGGTGGGTCCAGAGAATGCGGTGGCGACTGGGTTAGGCACGGCACTCGATTGAGTGTTCATGAAGTTGGTGCCAGTGTTGATGGCGTTGGACAACTCAGCACGTTTCTGCGTCAAGCGGTCACCAAATGACATTGCGTTGCTGACAGCGTTGGTGGCATTGTCAAGTCCAAGGTTGCCGGTGGCGGTTTGGGATTTGCCCAATGAACGTTCAACCTCTGCTCTCTCACCACCTGACAACCCATTGAGATTGATGCTGTTGAGGAGGTTCTTCGATTGTGCAGCACCAGCCTCCCTCACACCAGCATACTCTGGGTTGATCTTGTCCTGCAATGCTTTAGCAGCAGCGGCAGTAGTGGCACCAGAACCTTCGAGGATGCCAGTGTTGACCTTGTTCTGAGCGTCAGCAATTCGTCCAGCGTCGTTGTTGATGCTGTCGATGGCCAGTTGGTTGTAGCCGGGAGTGACAGCTTGTGCTGTGGCTAGGTCGCCCTTTGCCATATCACCAGCACCAGCGGTTGTAGCACTCAACAATCCAGGGATGTTCTTCATGTAAGCCTGAAGAATCTGGTCAGTTGTTTCTTGAGATGATTGTGGTGCTGGACCAGCGTTTACTTTATCGCCCATATGTTCTCCTTAGTCGTTCTGTGTTGTATTGCACAAATTTACCCCGCCGTTCAGCGGTTAAAGTCCAGCCGTCATAGACGGTCAGAAAGTAACGCATTAGCGTCACAAATCCGTCTTTTGTGGTGGTGAGGATTGTCTCGATGTGAAGGATTTTATTGCAGTAATCAGGTGCTCCCCATACCACACCTGTCAACTGACCATTTGCTTCGACATATGCCAGTGTGTGCAGTTCGAGTGCTCTAGCCACATGGCGAGTGATGTCATAAGGACTCCAATTCCGACACACTTTGTTGCGTCGATTGGCAAGGATAAATTTGACTACGTCAGCGACAGTCATGATTGACTCCCCAGTGGGTTCATCGGCTGGATGTCAGCACAGATGATGCTGAACTGCATCAATTCGACGTAGCTGGTCCACTCCACAATGCAATACGACTGACAGCCTTGCAAACAGTCAGGAAAGCTGAACAGCGTGTTCTTGATGTTGGTGCCTAGATCGGTTAGGGCGCCGTTGCCAGTGTAATTGATTGTGGGCGGAACGTATTCGATGGACTTCTCCAATGACCTAGACGGAGTCATCTCATTCTGCACGATGGGCGTCACGGTGGCCACGAAATCACTCATGATTCCAGACCATGTGATGCGGACTTCTTGCATCTTGTGTTCCCACTCGGTGGGGATGGCCTGTCCATCAACTTTCAGAGTATCAGGCGACACACTAAGTGTCCGTAAAAGAGGAGAATAAGTATCGCCAGCGTGCAGAGTATAGATCTTGTTGTCTGTGGTGATAGCATACAATCGTTGGATTGTTAGTTCGATTTTGGCAAACATTTTGATCAGCGCACCGTTGGTTTGCTGCGTGTCAAATGAGGTCCAACACTGGTTTATTGTGTCGAACACGGCTATCGCTGGACCAAACACTGTATTGACAGAGTAATACTCGTAATTGTCATAGAGTATGGCAGCACTTGACTCAGGTAGTTGAACTATGTCTTGAAACACTGACTGAATCATCATGGAAAACGCTGAATTCCGCCCTTCATTTTGCAACTGTTGGACAGCGTTAAACGAGCGTAGTCCAGTAACGTCAATAAACCGGGTGTCACCCAAAGAATCGATGATAGCCCTATCCGACAAACACACGGCATTGAACAAGAATGTTCTAATGAATGTGTATTCGCCAAATTCGGTGATAGCACCGGGAGTCATGTTCTTACTGACAGCAAAATTGGCATTGCTGGCAGCAACAAACAGAGCATTGGATGACATGGGGCGGAGGCATGAGATACCTCCAACACCAACAGAATAAGCTGTGGTCTCGGCATCACCACCTTTGTCACCGTTGATGTCGATGTTGACCACAAAGTCGATAGGCCTGCCAGATACAGAGCGGTAGATACGCTCGAAGTCAGGAGATGCTACATACAACACACCATCAACCCATGCCATGGAATTGCCGATCGGGACATACTCACGTTTGTCGTCGGTTTGGGTCCATTCGGCATAGGTCTGGAGGACGCGATACGTGGGGTAACCGGTGTTGGGGTCGAGATAGATGAACTGTGGCTGGCTGATATTGTCTTGCACCACCATCCCAGATACATTACCACCCGTCGCACCAGCAACTATGTTCCACACCACATCACCACGAATATCGGTGGTTGCTGTTTTACGGAGGTAGGGCATCGTAGTGATGGGCACCACCTCAGTCCAGAATCGAGGAGCGGTGGAAGACATCTTGAACCCAGTGATTTTGACCCATCCAGTGGCAGCGTAATGACGGTAGTAGCAGCACCCGGCTACGAACAGAATCACAAAGTTGCCGAACGTGCGAATGTCCTGCTTGATTCCAGCGGGTGCAGCAACATCTTCCACGCCATTGGCAACAGGCAGGAGCTTACCATACCTCGCACGCAAGTTCAGTGCTAGACGGTATTCATTTGCTTTGAGGCGTGTGTCATCCTCAAGCAAATTCATCCCACCAGAGAAGGCTTCTTGGTAGTAGACACTCATGTAGCTCTAGCTGTGGGGAACCATTTCGGACGATTTGGGCGAATCTTGTGCTGGATTTCGTCGTGTGGATGCGGCACCAAAGCTATGACATCCTCAGTCGCACGATTCTCGTCTTCGTGTTTACGGGCTAGGGAACGGGATGCTTTGGCATCGTAGATCTGGGCGAGGTCAGGCTTGTTCTGTTCCTCCATCCACAGCTGGAGCATCTTGTTGACGATGATGTCATCGTAACCCTTGGCCGGGAATTCATCGGAGTCGATGCTCAACGTGGTCAGACGTTTCTTGTAGAGCACTTCCATGTAGTGTGCCTGACGTGAGCCACCATCGTTGTTGAGATATGGGAATGTGGATACGTCGATGATGAGGTAGGACGACTCCAATTGATTGTTGGGGATTTGGGCTACTTCACGATCGTCGATGTCGGTGATCAGCACGTCGTAGTTGTTGTAGCGGTTCTTCGTGATTCCTGTTATGTCATTGAAAGCGGTGACAGTGTCCTTAGACACAGCATCCATGACCACAGTCTCAGACGCACACGCAGCAAAGTCAGTGCTTCCTGCTATGGTGACTTCAAGGGGCGGGTCTTCAGCGGCATGAACAGTGATGGTCAATGACGACTGGTTAATGACGGAGGTGTGTAGGGTTTGCTTGTTCTTAATCCGCCAGTTGCGCCACATGTCAGTCCAGTTACACACGTTGTAGCGTGGGCGCATCTGGTTGACATGGATTGGCACCTGTGTGTCATACGAACGAGCAGCACGAAACTCACCAACATACTCAGGGAATGCGATGGTTTGGTCGCCATTGACCTTGAACAGTTGCTCGACCAGCAGCCCAGCCACATCAGCCTGTGCGTATACCTCACGACATGCTTCGTTAGCAAACCTCAGTAGAACAGCACGTTGGTTGGTGTTGGATGGGTTGAGGCCCATCTTGTTACCAGCCTGTGTTAGAATGTATCCTGCCGGCATAGTGTTATGGGTAGTAGATGGCGGTGACTTTCATCTTCCACTTCGAACGGGTGAATGTGCCAGCACCAGAGCCGTCTTTCTTGGTAATCCAGAAGGGAGGAGCTTCACCTGATTGGTTGGTCATGACGCAGAATACTTTGGTAGCATTAGCACCAAAAGCAAATGCCATTGGGTCAATATCGGTGCCGTCTGGGTTGGCAATAACACATGAGGGATGGATTTCGTCATTCTGTGCGTAGCCAGCATCACCACCTGCATCAGTGCACTTCAACGACCAGTAAACTACCTGTGGGGTTGCAGCCAGACCATGTGCCACATCATAGAACAACCCGTCAGCCAATGCTACCTCAGCACCAGAGTATTTGGTGAACACGTTGGCGATGGATGACAGTTCGTAGCCGTCCGTGTATGGGTCAGCGACGATCACCACCTTCCCCACATCAGCAGCACTGGCTGGATTGCCCAACTTTACGATCTGCTTGTCAACCCATTCAACGGCTGTTGCTCCGGCATTGGTCATCAACACTGTAGAACCCACAGCAGCAGGACGAATCTTGTCAGCGACTACGATACCGGTTGTGGTAGAGGCTGCTTCCAGCTTGTTGTTGGTGACGTTAAGGTCGACGAGTTTGGCGGTTGTTATGGTGTCAGCGTCGATGGTGGGGCTGGGGTAGTAGCCAGTCAAATCACCACCGGCAGCTGCACCACTAACCATGAGCGTTGAAAGAATAGCTGCTGGTAGACTGCCAGTCAACTTGGAAGCATCAAGTGTGATGATTTTGGCGTCGGTGATGGTGTAGTCGGCGATCATATAACCCACGACAGCACCCACACCTAGCGCCGACACGTTAATGCTAACCCACTTCTGGTAGGTTGCATCAGACGCAGCAGCAGGATTCCACAGATACGCAGCCACGCTAGTAGCACTCTGACGCACCCACAGGTAGGACTGCCATTTGGTGGTTCCAGCTGCATCAGGCACTTGTGGCACACCAGCCACATCGACGGTCACGACTGTGAAACCTTTGTCAGTGTAAGGGATAACACCAGACACCAGCTGTAATAGCTGTGCGCCAGTGATGGTGCCATATGCAGTTGGGTCAAATGGGGCAATTACGTCAATAGCAGAAGGTTGAGCCATATTAGTTTAATGTTGGACTACTGTTAGTGGGGAACACGGCAGGTAGGACGAGTGGCAGAACATTGGACAGGTTTTCGAAGATGGTTGGTGTGGGAGCGACTAGAGCATCGTCAGCGTAGCGGTAGTCGTATGACTGGAGAACACTGGTGTAGATGTCGATGTCAGTAGCTTGACTACAGGCGGCATCAGTGTTCCAGATCTCAATTCGGAAGTGTTTCTTGATGCGTTGCTCAGTGTATACCGGCACATCGAAGAACAACACTTCACCAACATCTTCCCACAACTTGTAACGGTGGACGTTATAGGAGGAGTCAACCCATACTACACAAGCCAAGTAGTTTGGGCTGATCGGGAGCAAGGACGCGATTGGCTTGATAGAGAAATTGTTGGTGGAAGTGTAATTAAACACAGCCACCAATTCAGAGTAACCCAGCCACGTCACATCAACATCAAACGATGGGATGGTGAAATACGTGCTAGCGCGAGTGAGCTTGTTGATCTTGTTGACGTCAAGCCAACGATTCAACTGTCTCGGTTGCATCTGAGCACCGGCTTCAAAGGGAGGATTACTCGGGGCGGGCATATTACTTTGCCTCGTTGACGTAGTCTTGCCACGTCTTGGATTTGGCCACTTGCAACGCAGCGATTGCTTCGTCGACGGTGGTCACCTTGCCAAGGGTTGAGATCAACTGCATGGTTAAGTCAACACCATTGGTGGCGACCAGCTTGAGAATTAACATTCCTAGTTCGCTCATAGTGTTACAGCTTTCGTGAGTTGGGTTTGGAGGGTTATGGCTTCTTTCTGGTCGATCAGAGGGATGAGGATGTCAATGATCGAACTGACAGCTGCCTTCGTTGTGGCGAGTGCCTTGATATAGGCTGCTTTGTCACCAGTGTTCTTGTAGGCGATCAACGCCGCCTGTGTTACCTCAGCTGAATTGCGAAATGCCTGGTCAGCTAGGTCGATTTTGTTGAATGTTGCAACGCTAATCTTGCCAGCTTTGTTGAGCTGTGCTAAGGTTTTCATTGCATTGTCACGAACCTGCGTGATTGTGACAATTCCGGTGTATAGGCTCGAACAGCCACACAAAAGTGTGACAACGGCCAATGTGGTTAGGTATTTTTTCATTGCTACTCCTCTATTATAGCACATTATGTGCCAATTGTTTACCACGCATCTTTACTGTCCTTCCCGACGCTGATTTCCTTGCCAGTTATCAGGCAATTGACATCACTTCCACTGGCAACAGCCTGTATTGTGCAACCGTAAGTCAGCCTGATTGGGTCAGACGATATTGCTATCTCTTTGGCAGCGAGTGCTTGATCAATTGGGCTAATCGGCTCCAATTCTGACCCAAATCCGACATACATTGTGAATGTTCTGGCTGAACCAGAGCCGTTGGACACATGCATCGTTGACATAATCATCACCATCCCACGAGGGACTGTGTATATTGCACCCGCAACCAGCGGAAGTTCAACTGTTACTGGTAGTGACATGTTATTCGAGGGTCCAACCGACTTTGTTGCTGAATAAAACCTGATTTCCGTCGTGAATTGGCTTAATCCACGATGTTCGTTCTACACCACCTGGGGTCGAGATTGGTTGGGCGGTCACAAATGAGGCTGTAATGGTCACATTGCCAGCTACAGTAACAGTTGGGAATGACTCGCCTATACCAATCAACAGACTCATAGCTCAGTAGGCTGTTACTTCTGCCCAATCAACCGTCACGGCAGCTTGCCATGTGCCTGTTGCTGGGACTGCAACTGAACGAATGACAAAACCTTCGTTCTGGGCCAGCACAAGAGGGTGTTCACCATCACCAACCTCAGCCTGCCACATGATGGTGCCCGGGTCAATGATGGCACCATTAAGTGAGGCTGTGATTGGGCAGGCTTGAACGATTGTGCTAATGGCATACGTTTCAAGTGTCTTCGTGCCAGCGGTCAGAGCAGCGGTTGTAGCGATACCGATGTCACTGGCAGCAATGAGAGAGCTAGCCATACTGGTCCGACGCTTCATGAGAGCGGCTGGAGTTACACGTGTGCCACCTGAACCAGCAGCTGTCCATGCTGTAGCTTTGACGAGGTCCAACTGCATAGGCACACCAGCAGCAAAGAACGTCGTTGTGACTGATGCGCTGATGCAAATCTTCCTGATCACAGCAAGACGTGTGGCATCACTCCACCGAAACTGGAAAATCTCACTGTTACCAGCTAGTGCGGCTGGGATGATTCCCGAGAACAACCCAACACAATACGCACCAAGTGCACCATGGTCCACTGGACGCGCAACCATGCGCATCGCACGAAAAGTTGAACCATCAACATCAGCCACTACACCACCATTACCTTGTATTTGTATGCTCATAATCTTGTTCTTGTTATTTCCAGACCCATGCTACGTTCCATTTACCGTAAATTCTTGTTCCTTTCCCGCCAATATCAAGTGTCTGTGCATCCATCTTGCCAAGTCCAGAGTCTATGCCGGCGCCAGCAAAACGTGATAGACGGAGTGGGACGTTTGGTTCTGATAGTTGGTTGGTGTTGAATGCGTATATTGTGAACCCAACACCAGCAACCACGTTACCAGCAACCACTCTGATCGTTTCGACTAGATGTTCGTCTGAACTGTGGTCGTCACTGGTTGATGGGAATAACCATGCTTCCACCAATGAGTCAGCGGCTATGTTGGCCTGACCTGTCACATCAACACTTGCATCGCTCTTGCCAGGAATTGCACCAAAGTCAACGATTGTTTTACCAGTAGCTCCCATATGTTAGCCGATATTGACTGTCATTGAGTTGGTTGGGGCAATGATGATTTCACCAGCACCAGTCAGCACACGATCAGTGGGAAATGACTCCCCAAATAGCATATTTCCACCGGTGAGAGCGTCATAAACTGCCCATCCTGTGTATGTGCCGGCACTAATGTCAGTCCCAACAGTCCACATTGCAACGATTGTAGGACCTGTAGCTGCACCGCCAGAGGCGGCTGTGAACAATGCAGTCTTGCGAACATACCCTCCACCAGTTGCTTCCACTCCACCAGCACCTGTCTCGAAGTTGGGGTTGGTGGTGAACAGAGCAATGCTAACAGCCGCTGGCATAACCCATGCAGACGTGCCACAGAGATGGTCAATGACCTTATTCTCTGCGTAGTCTGATAGGGTAGTGGACATGGGTTATTGCACTGATTTCTTGTCGAGGATTGTGGTGTTGCCGGTGTTGATTGCATCAGACACAACAGCAGCACTTGGAGGAGCTTTGCGGAAGATGTTGATGACACCCACCAGTGCAAGTCCCAGGGCAATGATCTTGTCAGCCTGCTCTGGTTTGAGGGTCACACCGGCAGAAGTGGCAAGGATGATAATGCCACGCCATGTGGAGTTCTCACTTAGACGGTCAAGGATGTAGTTGAATGTTTTGTTCATTGGTTTCTCTTTGCTCCTAGTTCTACTATCAGTTGGCGGTTGGTTTCAAGCAACGATTCCATGAGTCGAATAACCCTATCATATCGTTGCTCCATCTGGACAACATTAGCCTCTGCGGTGCGACTAATACTCTCCAGTTTGACTGTGTGTTCACGGACATCCCCTACGAGCGATGCTTGCATAGTTCCAACTCCACCAAGGAATCCTATGATAAGACCAACTAGTATTGACTGCCATGTTTTCATGTTGTTGTTAGTTCCCATGACCCTGTGCCCCTTCCTTGTTGGTTGTTATGGTTGAATGTTGAGGGTGTTGACATTCATGGTAGTTGCTCGTTTGGTTGGAGCTATGTGTGAGATGAAGTTTTGCTGGCCCAGTGTGAAATATCCCACACCGACACCGTCATAGAGAGCGTTATTGTATGGGCAAGCATTAGTGGCAGCCAAGTTGGCCGTCACCCACACTGGGATTTGCATGTTACGGAACACCTGTCCAGCATACGCACCATCAGGAGCGTCGTTCTGGTAGATTCCATACTCCGTTACCATCACTTTTGGTGTGTCGGTGAAGTTGGTTCGCAACACATTGGTGTAGCTGTTCATCCATGTCAATCGGTTGACCAAATTACTGACACTCCAACCCGGATTATAGTTGGTTGGCGTGTAGATTGGGTGATAGTATTCGTTAGTCCACCATCCAGACGTGCACAGACCATTGAGAGGCACTGCCAGATAGTCATGCATCACGAAACTGTCCAACATCTGGAACGCCCCGTTGGTTATGAGCGTATTGATGTAGGTTGGGTTCTGGAGATGGTATAATGCTGGCCCACCAAGACGCATGTTAGGCATCACGGCACGGTAATACTTGATTGTCTCGGATGTTTCGGTTGTGTCAGGATTCTCGTTTAACGGAATGACCATCCAACATGGGTAACGGTTAGTTAGATATGGCAGATAATCGAGAATCTTGTTCGTCGGCATATCGCTGAACTGCAAGATAACCCTCCAACCATTGTTGGTGTTCAGTGCATACGTCAGATCGTAATAGTTTGTCCCGTTCGGTGACCCACCATACGCTCCACCTGTGAGAATAGCATAGGTGATGGGCATGTTGACATACGTCGCTGGCACATTGGACATCAACGTGTGCTGTGATGCTGGGTTCTGGACTTGCAGATACTGCACTCCAAGATACGGGCTTCGCTCGCTTGACCACGTATTGGTGTTGTTGCCAGCTAGAACAG